CTACATGGCGAGCATCAGCGCCGCGCAGATCTCATCGGCCGTCGGCCGGTCTGACGGGTGGTAGCTCAACATGGCCTCCGTGAGCCTGCCGAGTTCCCCAGCGATCACGACCGGACGATGCGGCTTGTCTACGATCGCCTGCCGCTGTTCCTCCCGCGATGCATCGTCGGCGTAGGCAACGTGACGCCACCCGGTGGCACTGATCAGCAGGGAGGCGCCCAACGCGTACACGTCGGATTCGCGGGTGGGCTCGGCGGTACCGCACGCAAGGACGCTCCGAGCAATCTCGGGCGCTTCGTAGTGGACGAGACAGCCCTTGTAGGGGAAGTCCCACCGAGCCGGAACGTGCCCACCTCGGGCGAGGCCGAGATCAATCAAGGTGGCCCCGGCGCTGCCCATGATCAGGTGCGCCGGCTGCACGTCGCCATGGACCCATCCGGACCGGTGCAGGTTGGCGAGGGCCGTAGCACTGGCGAGGGCATCGAGTCGACTCGGAACGGCTTTGTTGCCGGGTGCGCGGTGCGGTGCCCACTTGTCGTACAGGCTCGGGCCCGAGTGCCACGGCTGCACGCTCCACGTGCCCTCGGCCCATTCGCCGTCATGGATGGGTCCGGCCCCGAGAGCACGCAGGATGTGTGCTTCCCGGCTCGGAGCAAGGGCGGTATGAGCGTGCGTGCGGCTCGGGTATCCGATCTTCACTGCGTACGGTCCACCCGATGTTTCGACGCGCCAAACCGTCGATCCTCTGCGGTTGGCCACGGGCCGTTTGCTTGTGGGTGTGATGACTTCCAGGACTCCCCGCGGGAGCTCCTTGGGCGCTGTGCTCGTCGTCATTTCTCGACTCTCCCAGTGACGCGGAGCCGACAACCAGACGGCAGCCGGCTCCGCGCATCTTTCACAGCCGAACCGGGGTGACTACACGGCCCGGTAGTCGCGTCCGCAGTCGGAGTCGCACTGCGCGGCGGACGCGCCGTTCACGGTCCACAGGTCATCCAGGACCATGAAGCCCTTCGCCTTCATGGCGTGCGCGGTGTCCCGGACCTCCTCCAGGACCCGGCCGCCGCCACCCGGACGCGGGTTGTGCTCCAGGAAGCGGCCCGCGTGCGTGTCGCAGAACTGCCGGTAGTCGGCGGTGTGAAGGATGAACGCGTGCAGGGCGCCGTCTACGTCGTCGGACGGAACCATCTTCACCGTGGCCGTGCCGACCGTGGCGAGGAACGCCAACGCCTGGTCGGTCGCGCGCTCCGCCTTCTCCAGGGTGTAGCCGAAGTGCATCACGGTGAACTCGGCGATGCTGTCGAACAGGTCCGCGTCGACCAGCGAACGGCCGGTGCGGAGATCGGACGATACAGCGGTCATGCTCTCACTCCTGTTGGTTGTGGTGTGCATGGAACCTGTCCGCGCAACGGACAGGGTCTTGCCCGCTCCCTCGGCTCGGGACCATCCCGCAGATAGGGGCCGGGCCGAGGGAACGGAGTCTGTGGGGTCCCGTCCACATCCGAGGGAGGGACGTAGACGGGACCCGGTGTGCAGTCCCCCACCGCCGGGCTTGGAGGGAGCCGGCGGCACCGCTGTAGAGACCCGAGGGCGCCCTATGGGGTGACTCCGCGCGGGGGAGCTTCCACCGTCCGATCCGGTTCGGACGGTTCTTGGCTCGCAGGACTGCACGCCCCACCGCGTTGGCGGCGGGGAGTCAGGGGCTAATCGGGGCGTGCACGTGCGGGCACGCGGTCCTCAACTCTTGTGCGGGACACGGAGCACATCCCGCCGTCGAGTTGGCTTGTGTGGTCATCCAACCTGCCGCGTGTCACCGGCACGTCCCGAAGACAGCCAGGTACGGGGCACCGAATCCGCTCTATCTTCCCGTCGGCGGCTCTCCATACGGTTCGGAGCGAAGCGGAGATATCAGTGAAGGACCGGCGGCTCACGGCACCAACACGCGGATGCCGTCGGGGAGCATGATGCTTACGGCCGGGGCAGGACCTCGCCACACATGAACCGACGCGTCCGCGTGGAACATGGACCGGGCCCGCAGGGGTCCCACCCAGTCCACCAGGACCCACATGTGGTGGAAGCCGTGGCGCGTCTGCACCTTGTCCACAACACGCACAGTCCCGTTGCCCGCGAGAACGCGGTGTCCGCTCCGTAAGGCCGTCGGAGACAATCGCTCGGTACGCATGAGTTCGCTTTCGGGTTGGGCCCGCTCTCCCCGCCCGGTCGGGACCACGGGAGGGGAGAGCGGAGTATCAGCGGAGCACGATAAGAAGGAAGCCGACCAGGAACGCAGCTCCGAACTGCGTGCACTTCCGAGCACGTTGGCGCCCGGTCATCGCGTCGCGACCAGAGCGAGGGCGAGCACCAGAGCGGAGCCGGTGACCACGGCCGCCACGGCCACGAGCTTCACTCGGTGCCCCCTGTGCGGGTCACCAGCGCCACGTATTCCAGGGCTACCGTGAACACGTCGTGCCCGGTGTCAGCGGTGTGCGACTCACACGTCACGGTGGCGCTCGCCGGCTCGGTCGTCGGCTGTGCTTCCCACGTGCACTCTCCGTCGAGACAGCGAGCCGTCATCGTCACTTCGGCACTGGGGTGCTTGTTCATGCGGTAGACCGGGGATGCGACTACCGCCGTGGTCACGGTTTCGGCTCCGCTCGGTGCTGCGGCGGGGCGTGCTCCGGGAGGGTGAGTTTCGGCGGCGAGTGCGGGTGGTTCCGGATCTCCACCACGTAGTCCGTGGCGCGGGAGCCGTCGCCTTCCGCGATGTAGTGGTGGGACCACTGTGCGAGCAGCGCGCATGCGGTGCAGTCCTCGGCCGGCTCGGCGCGGGGGGCGAACCCTCCGTCTACGGAGAGCACGACCGGGACCGGGTCCGGGGATGTTTGTCTCGCGCCGTTCACGGCTACACCGCCGGAACGGGGTTTGTGAGGACGCGGATACGCGCGCACTCTTCCTCGTTCGGGCGACGCAGCTCGGCGGGGGTCGCCGTCCACTTCGTACCCCCACCCGGGGGCGACAGGTGGACCACGGCACCGTCCCACGCGGTCACCCGTCCGAGCCGGGATGCTCCCTCGGCGGTGTCAGCCGCCATGAACGTACCGAGGTCGGGGACCGGCGCCGGCTCCGTGCTTGGGCTCGGGCGAGCGTTGTGTTCGGGCACGACCGTTCCTCTCCGTAGCGCTTCCACTACCAGGAGCCGTTAGCGTGGCCTACAGTCAGCATCCCTTCAACTGGCCGAATCGGAAGGAAGAGTTGTGACCAACCAGAAGGAGCTAGACGCCACCTCCAGCCCGCGCGCCGCGTACGGAGTGCTCTTACGCAGGTTGCGCAGCCAACGAGGATGGACGCAGGATGAGTTGGCCAGCCGATCGGCATATTCCAGCCAGCATATTTCGGCAGTTGAAACTACTCGCAAGCCGCCCTCCCTTCCGTTCTCGGTTCAGATGGACGAGATCTTCGGCACGAAGGGGACTGCCGATTCTCTAGAGCGCGAGTGGCAGAAGACCCGGCCGGGTCCACTCCTGGAGGGGTTCCCGGAGTACGTTGCCAACGAAGGGCAAGCAGTCGAGATCCGGCTATACGAGATCGGCATCATCCCGGGCCTTCTACAGACGACCGGGTACGCCCAGTGCCTAGCGGAGAGCAACGTACGTCGGGGCTCGATCTCGGTAGAACGGGCAGACCGCCGAGTCCGCTTCCTTGCAGAGCGGCAAGCTGCCCTAGTTCGCCCTGTCCCTCCGATGATGCTCATAGTCCTAGACGAGAGCTGCATCCGTCGGCAGGTTGGCGGGCCCAAGGTCATGGCCGAGCAGCTTGACCACCTTCTGATGATCGCAGAACAGCCCAACTCGGTTATCCAGGTGGCCCCTTACGGCATCGGAGAGCATCGCGCGTTTGACTTGCCGCTCAACCTGCTAACGCTGCCCGATATGACCGTGGTCGCGTATGCAGAGTCACAGATCCGAGGTCACATGGAACGCGACCGCGAGTCGGTGCTGAGGTTGCTCACGACCTACCATCAGTTGCAAGCCGAAGCCCTACCGCATGCGGCGTCGGTAGCCATGATCCGTGAGGCACGAAAGGCGTACCCGTGAACGACCCGCAGTGGTTCAAGTCCTCCCACAGCAACAACGACGGCAACTGCGTGGAAGTCGCCGGCAACCTGGTCCCTACGCTCGGTGTCGTTCCCGTCCGCGACTCGAAGACTCCCGCCGGCTCCGCCCTCGCCGTGTCCGCCCCCGCATTCGCTGCGTTCATCGAGGGCATCAAGGGCGACCAGCTCGGCGCCTGAACGCACAACAGCCCCGCCCTACACCCAAGTTGGGAGTAGAGCGGGGCTTTGTCATGCGGCTGTAGTGAACTGAGAAGGCAGGGCAAGGAAGGGCACACCTGCGGGCGGGGCCTGATCGGGCGTGCGGTCCGTCAGCCACACGCCCCACCCCGTGTCACCACGGGAGATGGGGATGCGGTGCACACTGACGCCATACCGGAGGGTAAGGCCGGCTCGGACGAGAATCTTCGCCATGCCGGCCGCAAGCTCGTACGCGTCCGGCTTGGACTCCACGCCGTCAACGAACGTACGGGTGGGCGCGCTCATGCCGCGCCCTGGTCACGCCGGTCGGCCAGTCGTCGCGCACGGTGGAGTGCTGCGATCCGTGCACGGTCATCAAGGACAACCCACGGCTCGCTGTTCGGAATCCACCGGCCGGTCTCTTCGGAGCGCTGCCAGTACCACTGAGCCACCACGTCGCCCGTGGGCAGGTGGTGCGCGGAGATGCGCCACATCAGCTCTTCGCACTCTTCCAGGAGCCCGGCCACCCGGGGCCCATGCAGGGCGAGCGCCGCGGCGAGCTCCCCGTCAGTGGCGACGGCGATGCGCCGCGCAGGCACATCGTGCGCGGGAACCCACTCCCAAAACAGACCGCCGGGTCCCTTTTGGAACACGTCAACGCGCAGGTCGACCGACACCCCGCCCGTAGACGGAGTCCGATTCGTCGTGATCTTGACCCTTTCGGAAACCATACCCACCCCACTAGATCGGACAGCTCTTCGGCTGCGACGTCGAGATTAGGCCACTCCAGCGAACCGCGCAAGAGGTTTCTTGACAGAGACATGCAGGTCAGAGGCACTATCAAACCGTCCGGTCTGCTTTCCGGGCATGACCCTGTCTCAATCCAGCCATCGGGTGGGGGTAGTTGAGGGTCGAACCGAAAAAAGGGACCGTCTTGCCGGTTTACGCCCCGCTGTGCCCACGCAGCTCGGGCAGCAGTCGTGCAGCCTCACACACAGGTCTGACAACGGTGGCGACCGTGCGGCCGGCCGCATTCCGAAGGTGCATGTCCACCAGGGCGCCGTGTCGAGTCACCGTGACCGTGCCGCCGTCGCGGGTCTGGAGCGTCACCATGCGCGTGCACCAGCTCGGTACAGCTCGGAGAAACGAGCCTTGCCCTTCTTCCGGGCTTGCCTGACCTGTTCTGTGGTCACGCCCATGTCGTCCGCCAGGTCGGCGTCCGGCCCGTCGCCGTAGTACCCGACCGGGGCAATACCGTGGTCGGCCTTGAGTACGTGGCGCTGCCGCTCGGAGAGCAGACCGAGCGTGCGGTGTACCTGGTCATGGATGACGGTCCGGCGGTGCGACGCGATGTCCGCGGGGGTGATCAGCTCGGCGGGGGTCCCGGTCTCGCGCTCGATCTTCTCGGCGAGGGTGAACGTTTCTCCGTCCTCGCACGGGACGGGCCGGTCAATGTAGTCCAGGCCGAGCCACGAGAGCCGGGCCGCATAGGCGTGCTCGGGGGTCATCCTGCGGTCGCCCATGGCGTCGCTCGCCGCGATGCGCTCGGCTTCGTACGGGTCTCCGCCTGCGAGGACAAGCGCGGACTCAAAATCTTTGGCCGCGCGGGCGGTGACTCCGGGGCGGGTTTCCGCTCGCAGCGTTTCCAACATGGTCGCGTTGACGTGTCGGTCAATGTAGGCCATGAAAGCTGCGGGGGCGTCTCCCTCGAACTTCCCTATGCACTGCCAGACCGCTATGCGGCCGGTCTGCCTGAGGTCTTCGGCAAGGGTGTTCCCGTGCTCCATGGCAGAGCCCGCATAGTAACGCGCGCGGGACGATATAAGCGTTTCAGTTTCCCGAATGATTTCCGTAATCGCGCCCAAGTCGTTGTTCTTGGCGGCGGCGATTTGGGCATGGGTGAGGTGCGTCATGGACCGTGGCTCCGTGTCTTGGGGGCTTTGGTCCCTGTGGGGACCAAGGGGGTCCCGGAACGGAGCGGAAAAGGGCATAGAAGCCCCTCGGCTCGAATGCAATGCGCCTTGCAAAAGGGCATGAAAATGCCCCGTCCCGGATGAGCAGGACGGGGCTTGCGCATTGCCTTGTCGCTGCGTGGCACCGAAATTAGGTCGGCATCACGGAGCGGACAACGCCATAGATTCGTGCGTTATCTTCGCTTAAACGGACAAAGGTTCTGGATTGGGCACGTGACCGTTATCTGACGTGTCGTCATTGCTCGATTCGTGACCAAACGGAGGGCAACCCTCCCGCTTGCTCACGTGTCCGCGCGGACGCGGTGACGGCGCTTTTCGCAGGTCAGGGCGCTGAATCAGTAGTCAGCGCCGTACAGCGAGCCCCACGAGCGACCGCCGATCTCGGGGTCAGCCGTGATGGGCACGTCGTACAGGTCCATAGACATGCAGCGCTGGAACTCCCGCGCGATGTCCTCGGCGTCACGCTGCGGCACGGACGCCAAGACTTCGTCATGGATAGGGAGGCGGCAGTATTCGAGCAGCCCGGCACCCTCGATGTTGAGTAGCGCTTGGCCGAGCAGATCACGCGCCGCAGACTGGCAGGCATAATTCACGACACTGTAAGTGCGGTCCCGGTCCAACGGGAGCCGGCGACCGGTCGCAGAAATGAAGACCATACGGTTCTGGAAAGCCTGTCGCTGCCACCGCGACGACGCGCGCTTGATCTCCGGAAAAGCCCGGTCGTAAGCGGCTACCGCTTGCGCAATCTCGGCTTCCTCGGCACCGGTCTGCTTCGCGATCGTCGCGACTCCACCCCCGTACACCTTTCCGAATCCAGCGCCCTTGAAAATCTTCCGGTGCCGCGGGGTTGCATTCTCGCCCTTGATCAGCTTTGCCGTGTACGTGTGAATGTCGAACTCGTCGCCACCGTTGATGAACCCTTCTTTCATGCGGCGGACGTTGGCGAGTGCTGCGAGGACCCGCATTTCCACGGCCTGAAAGTCGGTCGACACCATGACGTGTCCGGGCTCGGCGAGGATCGCGCGGCGGATCATGTGATCCGAGGACGGGAGTTGGTGCAGTCCGGCCGTGACGGACATGCGGCCTGTCCGTGCCGCGAGGGGCGACACGGTGGGGTGGATACGTCCCGCGGTGCTGAGGTTCGCTAGGAATGCTTCGGCGTAGGTCTTGCCCCACTTGCCGGCCCGCTTGGCCCGAAGCACCGCGTCTGCGAGGGCATTTGGCTGCCGAGCCCCGATGCGCTGCCAGTCCCGATCAAGGTCGGCAAGCGGGAGTAGGACAGTCTTATCCGTTGCGAGCGCCCCGCCCTTGGTCCGCTCGGTTAGCCGCTCACCCATGCCCAAGAGGGCTTCGGTCACCTGCGCCGAGCTGCCCACCTTCGTCACGCCGTATCGAGCTGCCACGGTCGCGTAGCGCTCGGCTTCCTCGGCGAGCCGGCCCGCGAGGGTCGACGTGTAGTCCTGGTCCACGAGCAGCCCCGCGCGCTGCATCACTGCGCAGATGCGGGCTATCTCGTGTTCGTACGTGACGAGCTGGTGCCGGACGCCGAGCCGGTCCAGCTCTCGGCGGAGCACCGGAGCGAGCCGAGCCGTCAAGATGACGTCGAGACCGGCGTACAGAAGGTACGTGGGGTGCGTGAGCGGGATACCGGCCCACCCGGTCTCTTTCGTGAACCCCAAGCTGTTGAAGACGCGCGTAAGCCCGCCCTGCGTGTCCGGGGCCGCGGGGTCAATCCACTTCGCTGAAAGGGGCTTGAGCGCGGTTCCTGCCCCGCCCTCGGATGGCTGCCGCGGGTCTATAAGCGCGGCGAGGATGCGCGTATCCGTGGTGTGCGGCGCGAGATCTTCCAGCCGTATGCCCGCGTGCTCGTCCAGGACGAGCCAGTCAAAGGCAGCGTTGTGGATGAGTACTTCGCGGCACCGCGGGATTGCCTCCCGAGCATACTGTGCGTGGTATCCGCCCTGTTCGTACAGCAGCACCCACGCTTCGTGTGCGTCGCCGAATTGCACGGTACGGAGCCGATAGCCGGCCGAGTAGATGTTGAGTCCGGTTGTCTCGGTGTCCAGCGCGATCGGTCCCCGTTCCCGGGCCCGGTTGAGCCAATCCCAAAAGAGCTTGAGATCGGTGGTGTCCTCGGGCACGTTCACGGTGACCGACTCGCCGGCCACGGTGTGGCGGAAAGTCAGCATGGGTCCCCCTAAACGAAAAGCGGGCCGCCCACCGTGAATTGGTGGACGACCCGCGTATGTGGTGTGCGTCAGTTGGCGAAGATTCCCGGCCCCGCTGCGTCGGGGCTCGCGTCGGCCTCCCGGAGACCCACGAGAGCGATACCGCGCATGGTCTTTCGGCGGTAGATTCCGCGTTCTTCCATGGCGTCATAGAAGGCGCGTCGGGTCCACCGTTCCTTTGCGGGTAGGTTTTCGGCTTCGCACCATTCGAGATACGCGTTAAAGGCTTCGTTGCCGTTCATCACGTGGTCGTCGTCGGCGGGCTCCAGGACACCGGGGAAGAAGCCGGCTAGCTGGTCGCTCGTCTCCCGGTACTCCTGTGAGGCACCCGTGATGACCTGCGGGTCTCGCAGCCCGCCCCGGTACCAGTCGACGGCCCCGCGGACCGCCCAAGCGGCGATGCCCTCGGCTTCCTCCAGTAGCTTCGCGTCCAGCTCGGTATCCCGCTCGTGGGGAGCGAAGTACCGCAGGAACGGCAACAGCTTGACGCGACGCCAAAGCCCCTCGTCCTGACTCTTAAACTTCGGCTTGTGGTTGGTCGCGAGCATCAGGAGAAACGACGGCTTGAATTCGAAGAACTCCCGTCGCAGATAGCGGGCCGAGATCATGTCCTTACCGGTTACCCGCTTTAGGATCGCTTCGGACATGGGCGCCCCGCTCTCACCCTCGGACGCCATGACCAGCCGGGCACCGCGTAGTGCCGCAATGTCGTTTGGAATGCCGCCGCTGGACTTCGCTTCAAACGTCGCAAACGGCGTCGTCTTGCTGATAGCGCGGAATACGGCCGTGAGGGTGTCGACAAGCACTGACTTCCCGTTGGCTCCCTTCCCCCAAAGCACGGCGAAGCTCTGTTCCGTGACGTGTCCGGTAATGCCGTAGCCCACGAGACGCTGAATATATGCGGGCATGTCCGGCATACCGGGGAAGATCTCGGCGAGGAAGGTTTCCCACCGCGGACACACCGCTTCCGGCCGGTAATCAAGGTCGAGCCCGTACGTGAGCATGTCGCGCATGTCGTGCAGACGGAGCCGACCCGTGCGGAGATCCACGACCCCGTTCCTGAAAGCGAGCAAATCCGGGCGGTTGTCGAAATCGGCTGCCTCTACCCGCACAGACGGAACCGACTTGAGTTCCGTCATGAGTGAGTCAATGCGGCTCGTCATCGTGAACCCGCGAGCAGCCTGTGTCTGTCCTGCGAGGACGAGAGCGGCCCCCATGCGGTGGATTTCCTGCCGGACGCGGGTGTCACTGCGGACCCACACCGAGCCATCCCACGTGTAGAACCCGAGCCCCGCGGCGTACCGGATGCGGCCCCCGCACCACGCGATCAAGGCGTGCGCGTTCATGGCGTCGCTCTCGCCGAGCTGCCCCACGAGCCGGGCCAGGATCTCGGCGGCTTCGGCGCCCTGGTCCCGGGTGACCGACTCGGCTCCGGTGCGCTCGGCAAGCTCGGCGGAGCGGGCTTCGTCCTCGGCGTCCGCGGAACCGCGTACGGGCTTGGCTGCCTTGACCGCACGGTGTAGCTCGGTGGCGAACCGCTCGGGCCCATCCTCGCGCCAGTCGGTCAAGTCCCAACCGGGGCGCGGAATTTCGAGCGCGTACGCCGTAACTCCATGCTCGGCGAGACCGGCAGCGAGCCGGGCGGTGAAGCCCGAGCCCGCCCGGTCAGCGTCGCCGGCGAGGATGACGAGCGAGCCTCGCAGCCCCTCGGCAAGCTCGGCCACCAGCTCGGGCGAGCCGGCGAGGGAAGCACCGCGGATGGCCACGGCGTCATACCCGCACGCAACGGCCGTGAGCGCGTCTCCGGGACCCTCGCAGACCAGGACCGTGCCATATCCGCCCGCGCCGCGGAACACGCCGTACGGGGACCAGCGGTGACCGCGCGGGTTGACCAGGGAGAGCCACCGCGCGGGGCAGTCGCCGGAGAGGTCCCGTCCCTGTAGTCCTCGGGCCACTCCGTCCCACCCGTGCAGCGGGACAGTGAGCCGGGGGTGAGCCCGGTACTGCCGAGACAAGTACGGGAACACGTCACCCTGGTCCCCGGGGTCCACGCCGATGCCGAGATCTATCGCGGTCTCGACATCGAGGCCGAAGCGCTTCGCGAGATAGTCCCGGGTTCGCCCGGCCCACTCGGACGACCAGTCCCCGAGGGCTGCCGACGTCCGGTCGACGTACGCGCCGAGACCAGCGACCAGACGCGTGGGTACCAGCTCGGGCCGGGCGGCGGACACCGTAGCTCCGGGGCCGGACACGTCGAATAGGTCGGACCAGCCGAGCCGTACCGCGCCGATCACGTCGCCCGTATCGCAGCCGGCACGGCAGGTGATCCGTACTTTCAGGTCCTCGCCCCGCCATAGGCGGAGGCTCGGGCGTCCGTCGTCGTGGGCGGGGCAGCGTGCGACGTACCCGCCGTCCTGGTGCTCGGCGACGTCGTCGAAGCGGGAGAGCAGATCAGCGAACAGCACGGCTCACCCCCGAGCGAGCGCGGTAGTCCGCGAGCAGAGACGCGAAGTCCCACAGGGGCAGGGACACGTACCAGCGGCCCGTGTCGAGCCCGCGCACCGTGAACGTGCCGCCGTACAGCTCGGCCATGGTGCGGCTCGTGTGCCCGAGGGCGAGCCGGACCCGGGTCCACGTACGGACAGTGAAGTGGACGCGGCCCGCGTGGACCGGGGCCCGGCGGGTCTTGTGCACGACCACGCCGTACGGGAAGCCCGCGTGCCGGGCTTCGACTTCGGCTTGCCGCAGCCACGTCGGAACAGCGGCGCTCGCCACGTCCTTACATTCGAGAATGAACGGGACCGCGTGCACGTCGCCCACGTCCGTGGCGCCCTCTTGCGCAGCCCGGCGGATGTTCATGCCGTCGAAGGGGTCCACGAACGTGCCGCGCTCGTTGACCAGCCCGAGAAACCGATTCAGGAAGTCCCGTACGGCGCTCTCCCATGCCGTACCGCGTGCCTTGTTCGGGTTAGCCAAGGTCGGCCCCCTGGCGGATGACGCAGCCCCGGCCCATGGCGTGTGCTGCCGCAGCGAGATACCGCAGCCAGTCCGGACGAGACTTCCAACCGTCGTAAAGGTGAAGCTCGTCGCCGGCCGACAGTTCGCGCACGTCCCCGATAGGGGGCGCGTAGTCGGCAGATATTTCGTAGATCATTCGTCCCCCCACACAGCAGAGGGCCGGACAACCCGTTTCGGTCGCCCGGCCCTCTGCCTGGTCGTCGCTCTTAGTGCCGCTCGCCCGTAACAGCCGGGATGATGAGCCGCACGTGTTCGGCGCTAATCCACTCCTTTCGGAGGGACCGGCGCTTCGTGAATCCGGACTCAACTCCGGTCGGCTGTACGCGCAGCATCGCGCGAAGACGCCCGTCAACAAGCCGCGTCGTCACCTTGTCCACGATGGCGTCAACCATCCGAACTCGGTTCCCCTGTCGAGCGGCATACGCCACTAGATCGTCTCGGTAAAGTTCCTCGCCGCTGTAGTCGGTGACAACACCGCGCTTACCCATGCTCGTCCCCCTTGTGATTCAGTAGATGCAGGTAGGCCGCGAAAGCCTGTTGGCTCACCACTCCGTTACCGACTGCCTTGAGCTGCCGAGCACGGTTGAGCCCCGGAATGTGAGTGATCCACCCCCGTGGCAACCCCATAAGCCATTCCGCGAACACTGCGGCGAGACGTCGACCACCGCGCGGGCCGAACTCCACAGGAATCGGGGCCGGGGTACCCATAAGCACTTCCCAGCGATGCACAGCCGGCGCGTAGTCCGCCCACCACTCGCGGGGACTATGAAAGGCGCCCGGAGTTTCCTCGGCCACTTCCGGGTCTACGGGCAGCAGATAGGAAACCTCATCATCGAGAGTCGGCCCGTGTCCGCCCGCACGTCGCTTATCCGGATGTTGCGGAGCGCCGTTCGTTCCCAGATTTGCGGTCGGTGTCTTGAAGAGTTGGTGTGCGCGTTCTTTGTCGAATAGTCGCGCCACGGCGGTAACGAGGTCCTGCCCGCCGCTACCGTCCCGCTCATCCCTCGCGAAGTCCGGCCCCTTCGTGGCGTCTGACGCCAGAGGGGTGGGGAGTAGGGGAAGCGATGAGAAACCATCTATCGCGGTGGTGGGCGGCTCCAGTTGCGGAAGCCCGATGGCAACACCATCTTGCGTCGTACCGTGCCTCGGCCAGTCCCGCGAGTACGTGCGCGAGGCCCCTGTTTCGGATGGCGGATACGTTCTCCAGGAAAATGAGCCGTGGTCGAAGAACGCGAATGGCCCCGAGTACGCTTTCCCAGATACCCGACCTCGCACCGTGAATCCCCGCCCGCTTCCCTGCGTTGCTGATGTCCTGGCAGGGGAAACCTGCCGTAATGATGTCCACCTCACCAGAAATGGTGGACCAGTCGTATTTGGTAATGTCTCCGAGATTCGGTGCGTGCGGATACCGGTTGGCGAGGATCAGAGACGCATACGGATCGACTTCCGCAACGTATCTGATTCTCTCTCCGGTCAGTGCCTCTACGGCCCGACCGATTCCGCCGTATCCGGCGCACAGTTCCAGAATCGGAATGTGGATACCCCCGTGAAAGAGGGGCCCGAACCGTGCCAGGCCCCTCGGCCGGCTAGAACGGAGTCGGCTCCGCAACCGCGTCGTTCCAGGACTTGAGAACCTTTACAACCGGCTTGAAGTACGAGACGTCTCGGCCCTTCTTGGTGGTGTACTCCACCAGCTCAATGCCCAGCTCGGCGAGGGCTTCGCCCTTGATCTTGTCGAGCGCGTTGCCGATCTCGTGCAGCGTCTCGGCGAGCTTCCATGAACCGGTCTGGAAACGGAAAAGGCCAAGGTCGTAATCCTCGGCGAGCCGGAACAGAACCGAAATGCTCGGGGACGGGCCGCGCTTCGTCTTCGCAGCCGCCTTACGGTCCTCCATCAGGGCCGGGCAGCCGCACGCCTTACCCCGGTCCTCATCCGGAGAAAGGAACTCGACACCGTCGCAGTGGTGAATGAGAACGTTGCCGTTCCACAGCTTCATGTCCGACGTGATCGCGTCCGCGCCAGCGAGAACTACCTTGACGCGCTTCGCCTCTGTCAGAATCTCGATGAAGTTTTCCGACGTGGAATCGGTCTCCTCGGGAGTACCGCCCATGAGATGAGCGATAGCGTCCGCCACGTCCGGGTCACCCGTGGAAACCTTCCACGCGGAGAGCGCTTCCGGAATGCCGTTAACGGAACGACCCGAGTGGAAGCGACCCACCGTGTCGTCAGAGAAAGAACCCTTCGGCATCGCGTCCGGGTCGGTCTCGAAAATGCGCAGAGCCATGCTGTATCCCCCTGGTTTTGGGCATGAAAAAGGACGAGACGCCTAGGTGCGCTCGTCCGTGCTTAGGTGTTTTCTGTTTGGTTAAGCGGCTCGCCGCTGCGTACCTGTGACAAGCCGGCGGACGCTCTCTGCAATTGGGACGCCGAAAACGGTCTTGGAAAGATCGCGGTCCCAGTGGAAGACGTGCCGCAGCGTCAGAAAGACATTGAAGATCTCTTCATCGATCCGGACCGGCTTGAACACCCACCCCTCGGGCGTGATGTGCAGAACCGCAGCACCGTCAATGTGCGGCATGGGCTCGGAAGTACCGTCCGGGGAAATCAGCCGGTCGGCGTGCGCGTACGCGGCAAGCTGTAGCGCGACGTCCGGATAAGCGCTTTTACTCGTCTTCCAGTCAACAACGAGCGTGTGCCACTCGCCGTTTTCATGGTCGGGCTTACCGTCCTCGCCGAGCCGCACGCGCACAATGGCGTCAAAAGAGCCCGCGTACCGGTGCTCGTCCGACCACGCCACGTCTTCGGCACGGACGAGCTGCGGGCGCACAGCGGTAAGGAATTCCGCGAAGCCGATTCGGTAGGGCTCCAGGTCGGGGTGGACTCGGCCGATCTCTTCCAGTCGAATCATGCGCTCGAACATGTCATGCGCGTCCGACCCCACCTTTGCCCGGAGCTTGGTGTATCGGGTGTGCGCGTTGCGCAGGAAGTCCACGGCGCCCGCGGGGTCGCGCTCGGCGATAGCCCGTACGGCGTCAAGGTTCTCCACGGCGGTTTCCGCGGTCATTCGAGCAGCCCAGAAAGTCAGGTACGGCTTCGGGAGCATCGAGACGATAGACGTAACGCCCGGCACCTTTTCGGCGGTGCTCGGGTTGACGTAGAAGCGGCTGCCGCCGCGCTTGATAGTCCGGATGGCTCCGGGCATGGGCGTGTCCCCCTCGTGAATGTGTGTGGTGGCGAGGGGATGACGGGATGACGGTTCAGACTGTTTTTTGGTATGCGTCTAAGAAAATAGAGAGAAAACCAAAACGGCAGCCTGGTCGTCATGCCGTCATCCCCTCGCGCTGATCAGCGCGGTACGGCGAGCCGGTCCGCAAGCGCGTACAGCTCGTCCACGGACCCGCCGTTGGTCAGCAAGGCGTCCGTGGGGAAGTCGTCTAGCTCGGTCTCGCTGCGGTGCTGCCGCTCGTCCTCGCCGGCGGGGCCGTGCTCGCCCGGACGCTCGATGCGCACCAGGAGGCAGCCGCGGGCCCGCAGCGCGCGGGCTTCGTTCTCGTACCGGCAGTCTGTGACGACGGCAGGGATGTGCCACCGCTCGGCTACGTCGAGCTTGGCGAGGGCGAGCCGGAGCCAATACCGCTCGTCCTGGTCGCGGACTCCCTGCCCGAGCCGCTGCAACGTACGGCGTACTTCCGGGCGCCCCTTGGCCCGGTCCCACCCTTCCCGCCGGACCACGTCCGACAGACGGAGCGGGATCGGCTCGAAGCCGGTCGGCTCGTGTCCCACGATGGGGTCCACATCGAGGGCGAGGGAGCGCAGCGGGTCCGCGAACGCGATACGGGCGAACGCGAACCGCTGCACCAACCGACTGCCCACGGTGTCCTTACCGGAGCCCGCGCGGCCCATGAGTGCCACGTGTCGGTAGGTCACTCCGCGGCGCCCTCGGCGTCCTGGTGCTCGGTGAGCGCGTCGGCCTGGTCGTCGTTCGGGACCGGCTCGCCGGCCGTGGCGGTCTTCCGGTCCTCGGTGCGCTGAACAGCCTCACCGACACCGAGGACAGCAGCCACGAGACCGAGGACGAGCGCGCTCGGCAGCTCGGGCCGGTAGTGCGCCACCAGGGCGAGGGCGGCGACCGCCACGGCGTAGATACGGGCCGGGTGCTTGCTGATGAACTGCATGGGAGTCCCCCTATTGCTGTGTGTGATGAATCCGGCGGATGTGCGGCCGAGCTGGTCCCCGCCGGACGGACCAGCCCCACGCGGTGTCACTACGGCTTCGGGACCCGCAGCGCGTCCCACGTCGACTTACCGGGCCACCCGTCCGCGTCGGTGCCCGTGAATCCGCGCTTTCGCTGCCACGCGGCATACGAGCGACGGTCAGAGTCGGTCCACTGCGGACCGGGCCCGGACGAGTAGCGCCCACAGCCCTCGGCCACCAGCCGGCGACCCATGGCAGTGATCAGGGCCGAGCGGGGTGCCCTACGGAAGTACGCGGCGCCCGGGAACGGCGCATAGACCGGCTTCGGCTTGTCCGGGGGCGAGCCGGCCAGCCGCTTAGCCCGGGCGACGATCTCGGGAAGCTGCGCGATGATCTTCGGCCCCGGGCAGCTCGGGTGATTGCCCCACGGCTTCCCGCCCATGGCGTGGTAACCGAGCCCGCGCCCGTTCGGGTCCGAGGTGACCTGTAGCGGTACGCCGTAGATCTTGTGGACCCACGCGAACACCTCGGCAATCCGGTCCATCTGCGCGGACGTGAGCGCGTCTCCGCCTCGCCCCTCGTTCTCGATGCTGAGCCACGAGGGGTTGCCGTATGCCTGTGCCCATGCCCGGTCGGTCGTGTCGACCCACTGCGTAAGCTCGCCACCCTTGCCCGTCCCGAAGTGAGACGAGGATCGGGCCGCAGGATTCCGGAACCAAGAATCGGTCCCGCCGAGCGTGCCCGCCATGATGTGTACGACCAGGCCCCGGACCGAACTCTGTCCGCCCTCGGTGTAGTTGATCGGAATGGGGTGCCACTTTGCCCCGCTGAACTTCGCCACGATTCCCCCTGTGTTGGGCATGAAAAAGCCCCGTCCGGTAAGCCCGGTACGGGGCGTGGAATGGTGCTGGTGGGTGTCTAAGCGCTGAGCTTGGCGACGGCGAGACCGGCGGCAACGACGGTCGCGACGGCGGTAATGAGGGCAACGGGGATCACGTACTTCGCTCGCTCGCTCTCAAGACCGCGGATGCGGGTCTCGTGGTCTTCTAGCGTCTCGTCCACGGTTTCCCCCTGTTGTCCGAGCCGCTGCACGTCACCGCGCAGCCCGACTACTTCGTTGTAGATCTCTCTTGCGCCGATGCGCACACCTAGCTCGTCCTGGTCGTCCATCTGTCCCCCCTCTGTTAGACCGGTGGCGGTGCCCCTGGGCGCGTGGGCGGGTCCGGGGTAAGCCCCGTGTCCGCCGGCATGCCGTTGCTTGCCACCCCGCGCAGCGTGAGCGTCTGCCGCACGGCGGTCCCGCTGCCTTCGGTACGGATTCCGATTACCCATGCGAGGGTGTCGAGCTGTGCGCCCGTGGTGTCGACGACGCGGACCACGTCCCCGAGATCAACGCGAGGGTTGGGAAGAATCTCCACGCTCTGGAGCTGCGGGGCAGGAACGGCGCCTGCCTTGATTAGGGCTTTGGCGACGTCGCGTCCGGTGCCCCCGTCCTGAATCCAGGGGGCACCGTCATGCTCGAACGACTGCATGCCATAGGCGGCTTGGCTTGCCGCATCTCGCTCCGCCGCGAGGGACACCACGGGCGTTCCCGTGGTCTGCGACGGCTTCGGGGTCCCGAGATTGCACGCGTGGTAGTAGAACGTGCTCGCCGAGCGGTTCCGCACGGTGAGATAGACCGTGCCGTCCTCGCGGCGGATGCTGTATTCCGCTGCGCCGCGCACGAGGGGGGCCGTGGTGGCGGCTGCTGTGCGGATGATCAGGTTTCCCCAGCCGCTCAGCGCCCCTGTGATGGTCGGCGGGACCGGATCGTAGCGGTCTTCGCTTGTTGGCATGCTGCGGGTAATCGTTGCCCCTGCCGCTACCGCAATCGGGGTGGCCGGGGAGTCTGTGAGACCCGCCAACTCGTAGTCGTGGCCTGCCCAGTTCTGCCACTTCACGGCTACGGCGTTCCGGCACGCGTCGATTTCTTCAGTGACTGTGAGACTCGCCAGTTCCCGGGCAGATGAGACCGTGAGTGCGGGCGTGGTTGGCGTCGCCGCCCACCGGGTGTAGTCCTGCCATCTGATGAACCCGTCCCGGTCGACCTCGACTGTGGACAGCGTGGCCCGAGCGATGTCGGTGAGAACCGACCAGACATCTCCGGAGACCGCCGGGAAGACCGCCATGGGGAACGCGGGTGTTCCGAGGGTCGCGCCCTTGGTCCATGTTCCCGTCAGGGTGCGTTCCGCGTCGGTAGCCGGCTTGGCCGCGAGCTGCGAGATCTGCATGGCCTCGATGCGCAGGTTCGTCACCACGAGATTCACAGCGCGTAGTTCGCCCGGGGGCGACGGAGCTGTTGCCAGGCTTTGGTCTGCCCCCGCCCAAGCGGTGCCGTTCTTCGTCACCACGGGGGCGACTGTGGGCACCCCCGTAGAGCTCCAGCGCAGCCACCACCCGAAGTGATAGGTGCCTGCGCCCATGGCAGCCGACGTGTTCCACGACACTCGCTGATTCGACGCAGGGTCGGCATTTGCTCCGTGGCTGGCCGTCATGGTGCCGGTGAGGAAGTTGATCTCAAGAGACACGAAGCGCGAGTCAGTCCCCGTGTCGTATTGGAGTCTGTACCGAAGAATCTGATCTGTGTTCGGATTGCTGAAAGTAGTGTTCGCCCAACCCTCCAGCCAAAGCCCATCACTGGTGCGATTGACGGTGGCCACGGCCGGCCGGTAGTTCGCCTCGGCCGTAGAAAAGGTCCCGTCCATCGCGCTCTCAAAAGGCGCCCCTGTCTTGGTCCAGAACGACCACAGGCCAGACAGGCGCTCCACACTTCCGATGGTTGGGGTGAGGCCACCGTGCATGGGTGCATAGAAAATTGCCGTGCTGCGCGGAGGCGGGCACGTGTGAATTCCTGCGCTCCGTAGCAGGTGATCCACAACCCACGTGCAGGAGGTAACCCAGTAGAGAACGAGACTGTCCGGTGTGACAGTCCTCAGCGGGATGTCGGGGTACGGGAGCCGGGCTGGCTGCCGCAGCCGTTCGGCACCATCGAGCGCAGACAGCCGCACCACGTCAGACCCCGACTCCGCAGACCGGGTTCTGACCTTGCCGCGGAATGCGTCCAGCGACGTACCGCCCACACCCCACCCGTGTACGACGGACTGTCCAGGGCGCGCCACGTCACCGGACGAGCGCGGGGCCCACGGGCCGTACAGTGCCGGAGCGCTCTTGCCACCTGCCCCCGTCACCGTGACGTCGAGCTGCGCGCTACTGGACCCGCTGAACGCTCTCATCGAGTCGGGCAAGTCGGTGCCGTAGGCCCGGTCAAGAGACCAGCTTTCGACCTGCGCCGAGACGTCCCGGCCTCCGAGCCGCAGCGTGTGTGCGGCAGTGCGCTGCCCGAGTGCGAGGGCCGCAGTAAGCGCGGCGCTAGCCGGCTGCACTACTCGTCACCTCCACCAGGTCCAGCCCGATGTCCCTGTAAGCCCCGTCCCGGGGAGTGGCTGCGTGCCGGTACGCCGTGATGCTGTGGGCCATGCTGCCCTCGCCGATCGGACGAGAGCCGGCGAGCAAGGACGCAGACGTGTCCCCGAGGCTGAGGGCGGCAAATCCGGTAGGGAACAGGCCGGTTGCCTTGAGTCTCACGGCAGGGCGCATAAACGCTGCGTTTGCCGGGCTAACTGCCACAAGGGGCCGCGTCGTATCTGTCTGCACAGCCGAGCTGATGAACGTCTTGGCTCGCGTGTACCAGTGCAGGTACACACCCTCTACCTTCGGAGAGTAGGAGGGAGACGAAGCAGACTCCGACCACCAGGTGACACGTTGGTTTGCGGGGACAGGGAAATAAGACCAGGCCGGATTAACCCACGCCAGCTCTGCCGCACCGCTTGCCGGGACAACTCGAACATCTGCAACCTGGCGGAAAGGCTCCGTGTCCGTAGCCATGAAAGTAATCTCCCCCGGCACCACGCCCCATTGAGTAGTGCTGCCCCTGCCTTCCGCCTGACGATTTCCCAGCAGGTTGGTGGACAGAGGGTCGAGAACTGCCACCGGCTCAAAGCTGTAGCTCTGTCGAGCCAGCAAGTCTATGTGCCGAACGTCCTCGGGTAGCATCGCATCCCACACCAGCTTGTACCGGCGCGGGGCATTAGACGCTGTCCATGTTGTTACCCCGCCGCCGAGTGACCGGAATTCAGTGACGCCGAGATCCGGGCTGCGGTCAAACGACTTAGCGCCGTCGCGGATCTCGCGTAGTCCGCCCTCATTGGGATACCGACTCGGAACCCCAATCCACATGAACTCACCTCCTAGCGATCTGTCGATTTCCTGCGGCCACGGCGCGCGCGATTTCCTGCGCCCCGATCTTGACTACAATCTCCTGTCGTTCGTAGCGCTCGGCACGGATGCGGCGGAATTCCTCACGCCAGTAGTCGGCGAGGTCCGAAAAGGTGCGTGTGGGGGCGACCTTCCCCGCAGCCTTGTAGGTATTGACCCGAGGAACCGTCACCATGGCCCGTAGACGCGCGTCGAGCACATGCTGAGTCTCATCAATTCCGTCGACCACGCCCGGAGGAATCCACCGGCCGATCGCGTCACGCATGAGTCGCGAGGGTGAGTGGATTCCGAGGGCCGAAGCAATCGGGCCCGGAATGGCGTCCTTGGCCCACCCCACGAGCTTGTCCTTGAGCCACCCGGTCATCTTCGAAATGCCGTCCCACAGGCCGTGGATCAGATCCTTGCCCTTGTCGGCAAGCAGCCGGCCAAAGTCGCCGAGCGACTTCTTGATTCGGTCCGGCACACCCTTCAGCCATTCGACGAACTCGCCGAACTTGTCTTTGGACTTCTTGGCAAAGTCGCCGACCCAACGCGCTCCGTCTACGAAAGCCTTGCCGAGCTTTCCGATCCAGCCGATGATGTCGCCGAGCCAGTCAATGGCAGTGCCAAGCACGGTGAAGAGACCGGAGAAGATCGGTCCGGCGAGCCGGATAATCACCGGAATCACTGCGCCCAGGATCTTCGCGGCAAGCTGTGCCAGCCACGTAATGACCGTCGACACCACCGAAATGACAGGCTGCGCCTTCTGCACAAGCTCGGCGAGCTTGCCGCCGATCATCTGCACTGCGGGAACGACCCGAGTTGTCACGAACGCGGCGAAGGCGGTAAAGATCGGCTGGACGTTCTCCAGGATCGCCGTATAGATCCTCATGGCTGCGGGCAAAATTGTTTCGGTGAAAATCCTTGCAAGGCCCGTCAGTACCGGCATGACTGAACTGGAAACCGCCCCATACAGGGTCATGAATGAAGGCAGGAGCTGTGTTGAAAGCACACCCCACACACCCCGCAGTGCAGGAAGCAACATTGAGTTGAAGAGCTGCCCAAGTGCAGAGAACCCTGGTGCGAGGGTGTCGCGCGCAGTTGTCCCGAGCCCCATCAGGGTCTGTCCGAGACCGGCAATGGACTGCCCGCCGGCGCCCGAGGAGAAGGCGCCGAAGAAGCCGCCGACAACGCTTTTTCCGATACTGAATGCGGGTCCGAGAACGTCACCGACTGTGGACGCTAGCGAGACCAGCGGTGGAATCACACTGTTGCCGAGGAAGTTCGATACACCGACTTCTAGCGTCCGCTTGAATTGCTCGATCTTGGCGGCGCCGTTGTTGTGCAGCGCATCGCCCATCTTGTCTGCGGCACCCGCGGTATCACCGAGGGCCTTTACGGCTGTCTTCGGATCCATCGCGAAAAGTGCGCGGCCTAGATCCTCGGCTTTCGTACCGAAAAGGCCGACGGCTACCGCGTTCTGTTCGGCGGGGTCCTTAATGGCCTTGATGCCGTCTAGGACTTGCTGCAAGCCCTCCTTGGCCCCGGCCCCGCCGCCCGCAATCTTGCGGGTCATCTCCTCAGCATTGAGCCCGATGGCCTTATAGGCATCAGCACTCGTCTTACTACCGTCCGTCGCCCGGATCTGAAATTCCTTCAGGGCATCGGCCATGGTGTCCGTGTCTCGGGCGCCTGCGGCAAGACCTTGGGACATGAGCCCCATTGCGTCTGCGGCGGAAAGTCCGAGGTCCCGGAACTTCGTCGAATACTCGTTGAAAGTGTCGGCCATGTCGTCGGCCCTCGGACCCATCCGCTGCATTCCAGCGGTCAGGATGTCGAGTGCTTCCGAACCGTCTTTGGCGAGACCGTTCTTGAGTATCTGACCAACGGCATTGCTAGTCTGGCCTAGGTCAAGTTCGAAAACGTCGGAAAGGTTGGCAACCTTGCCGGTTATCTCTTCGATCTGTGCGTTCGTCGCTTCGGGCGGAAGGATGCCGGACCGCATCACGCCCGAGATTGCCGATGCCGCTTCCTCCACGGAGCCCGTGATGCCGTGCGCATAGAGCTGCCCGGCCGCTTCGCCGTAACGTTTCGCCTCGGCGGGTGTGCTGCCGAGGGACGCCTGTATCCGCCCGTCAATGCGGGTCTGGTCCAGGGCATCCGTGAACCCCTTGACCAGCAGGGCGGCAGCAGCGATGCCGATGGCGGCGAGACCGCCCTTGAGGACCCCACCCATCTTTCCGGTGAAGCCCTCGCCGGCTGCCTGCCCGCCCTCCTGTCCGGCGCTCTCTGCGGGGCCTGTGACTTGCCGCTGTAGCTCGGAGGCGAAGCCCGCAACCTCCGGAACAATCGACACGTAGCCCATACCGACTTCCACGGCCACTACGAGTCACCCCCCGGCTTCGGCTGCCAACGGACGAGGTACGCGGCAACTTCCCGCGGGTCTCGCTCGGTTCCGCCGATGCGGTCCGGGCGAACTCCGGGACGAGCTAGCGGCGTTGGGCGTCGACTCGGCGACTTGGCCCCGGCGTTGCTCCGCTGCCAGTTCGCTTCCGCGAGTCGGTCGTGTAGTGCGGCGAGTAGCTGTGTCTCCAGCGTCCATCCGGCGTCCTCACCGGCGAGCGCGCGGCCGAGGGCGGATTCCGCGGGGAGGGCAGTCACCAGGGCCCGCAGCCGGCGCCACGTGAGACCGGACCCGGGGCGGAAGACGTCCCGAAGGTCTGCGCGGTAGTAGCGCGCTAGGTCCGCTTCGATGGCCTCTCCGTGCTCACTCAGGAGTCGGCAGAGGCCGGCGATTCCCCCAGCGGGGCACCCTCATGGCGCTGCCACTGACGGAAGAGCTCGCCGAGCGCAGACAGAGGAATCGGCAGCTCGTCGAACGTCTGCCAGTCGGTGCCGAGACCAGCCTTAAGAAGGGTCTCGATATCCGCCGCACTCGGGTTATCGACGTTCACGGTCTTGAGAATCTTCTTATCGAGCTCACCCGCTGCGGGCATCTCAAAGAGGTGACCGGCGGTAGTGAAGCGGAACGGTTCCCGGCGCGCTTCGCGCACCCACACGTCAAGGTCAAAAGCAGAAGTGGTCAAAGGTTCCCCCTGTAGGAAACTTGTGTGTCTGATCAGGCAGCCGGCGCAGCAGACCAGGCAGGGTCATTGGAATACTTGAAAGCGACCGTGCCATCAGGTCCCGGATAGGCCGTAATCGTCAGCTCGTACGAAATTGCCTCATCGCCCTTGTAAATGATGTCCCCGGTCTCGGTGACTTCGCCGTCCGGAATGACGATCCGGATATGCGAGTCACCGTCGATGACGTCAAAACCGAACGTCCTGCGGTCCGGGCCGGGCGCCTTTACGGCGAGCACAGACTTACCGTTCATGGTCACCACCTTTGAGCCCTTGTGGTAAAGCTCAAGCACGGTCTTACTGGTCTCGATGGCGGTAAAGGAAAAGGTCATCTCGCTAGAGGAGATGACCTTTCGGACGGTCTGCCCGCCCTGCCAGCCCTTAATTTCGGACGAGTCGGCCGAGTTGGACTCGGTAATGCCGTCATCGGATATCCATCCGATGTCGGTAAAGGCCACATCCCAGTTGGATTCGGAATCGGTCGGGAGCTTGGTCTTGGGCGGTGCCACGTACGCGGCACCTGTGATCGCTACGCGTACAGCGCTTGCGGAAAGAGGCATGGGTGTCTCCCTGGTGAGTTTCGGGAAAGAGGCCGCGACACGTCGTCAGCGGCAGTACAGTGCGCGCCATGGACGCAGGATTGGCCGCTGTGTGCGGCGCATTGGCAGGTGCAGTTGGCGCAATAGGTGCCGCATGGGCGACTTCTCGCACGCAATGGAAAAGCGCAAGATTGTCGGCCAGGGCAGCACACCAGGCTCAACGACGGGAAGAAAGGACTTCGCGGTACAAGGAGTTTGCTTCCGCTGTGAAGGAGGCTTCAATTGAGCTCACCATCACAATCCCTGAAGGGAGTGATTACGTTGACTATTTCACGGATGATTACATAGCGCTGGTCGAACCTCTCGTTAAGGGCGTCGTAGACAGTTTTCCCAATGTGGCGTTGGCGGGCCCCAAGGAAGTACGTAAAGCTGCGCGAGAGGCAATGGACCACGTTGGCGCCACAATGATTGCGGCCCTAGAGCTAAACGAGTGCTACCGACGGGCGCCCGAGGATCGCCCCATGCGAGAGGATACGCTCCAGTCGTTCACGAGCTTCAAGAGATCAAATCGCCTGGTGTATGAGACATGGACTGCCTTCATAGAATTGGCCGGAGAAACCCTTGATGACGATGGAGTCATTTCATTGCAGTGACGAAACCGCGCATATGCACTTCCACCGCGAACGCGTACCGGGGCGACCCCGATACGTCGTCGGGTAGCCACTGCGGGCCCCCGACTTCCCGCACGGTGTAGACCGTGACCCCGCCCCGAACTCCCGGGATCGCGTGAACCAGGGCGCGGACCAGCTCGGCGAGATCGGCGGCGGCGGCTTCGGTCTCTGCCCATGCGTGGACATCGAGGCGGGGCCGGTCGCTTACGGGGGTCGCCCTGGTCCCCCCGACCCGTTCCACCCGGACGAACCGATCGGGGCGGGGCGAGGGAATCCGGGACACCACGGAGACCGGTTCGCCGGCTGCCGCAAGAGCGGTGCGGAGATACCCGGTTACCACGGCCACGGCGTCCGGCATGACGACGACCGGGCGCGTGCTCACTCGGCACCGTCCAGCCCTCGCAGCAGAGCCCGCCGCGTGCCCTCGCTGTCGCCGTGCTTCGCGTAGTCGCCGATCACGGCAGCACGCCAACGGTGAGCACCTAGAGCCGAGTCGGTCCGGAAGTCGCCCCCCGTGGTCGACTCCGCGGCAGCCTTCATCCGCTCGGCGATCCGGCGGACTTCGGCCCCGGCTTCGTCCGACTTCATCAGGGAGTTGATCCCGTTCCGGTTCGGGCGGAAGCGCATCAGCCGATCACCTCCTTTAACCGGGCTTCGGTGTGGTGGTGTCGGCCCGAGACCGTCCAGCGGGCCACGTCGCCGTCCACATCGAGCAGCCGGCCGAGCGCCACCACGCGGTCCCCGGGCTGTAGGTCGACGTCGACACCGCGACGTGTGGTCAGTCGCCACCCGGTGACGACCACGGGCCGGTCCCCGGTGTCCTCGGTCGACACGTCGGGCTGGACGGACACGCGGCGGACGGTCGTCCTGGTCGCGCGGGCCCAATCCCGAACGGTCGTCTCGTTGCCGTACCGGTCGACCACAAAGGGGGCCCGGACGATCACGACCGTCTGCGTGTAGTGCACGCTCACCGGAGCCTCACCACCGCGACACGCCGCCGGTACCGGGCGAGTAGGTCCCGGTCCGCAGGGGCGAGAGACGCCCCGATGGTCTCGGCCGAGTAGGTCACCGAGACCGAGCCGACCGACTCTTGCCGTAGATCGGACGGATTGGTGAGCACTCGGCCGGCGAGGGTGAGCACGACCGCGAGCACGTCCCCGGGCACGGACGCGTATCCGTGGGTGTAGGTGACGGTCACGGCCTGGTCGTCGACCACAGCGAGCCGGTCCCGGACGAGCTGCCACCGATCCGACGGAACGAGCTGCCCGCCCGTACGGACGGACTGCACGGCGATCACGGGACGCTGCGGCAGCACCACCCAACCCCCGTCCGGGTGGAGCGTGGCCGAGCTGGTCCCGCGGGTAAAGCTCTGCCGGGCTTCCCGGCGGACCACCGCGGACGCCACATCGAGCACCAGGGCGGCGCCCTCGGGCAGCTCGGCCGGCTCGCGCTGCATCCACGCGGCAAGCTGGCCCACTGTGGCCAGTGCGGGGAGTGCCATTCGCGTTACCTCCCCTGGTTACTTGACTGTCTGTGCGCCGCACGCCAGACACCGCGTCACGGTCCGTGCGACCCCGCCCGAATCGAGAACCGGGAAGCTCTCAATGCGGGGCGGGGGCGGACAGGAATCCGTGTGCGGAATCTTGGGGGCGGACGCTGCACGCTTACGCGGCGGCAATTCCGTACCCCTCTCGGCTACTTGGCGAGGACGCCGTTAAGGCGCGCGGCGGCCTTGCCGCCGAATACGGCAAGGCCGCAGTAGAACTCAATTCGGGTGCGGTAAGCGGGCTTCGTTTCGAGCTGCCCGAGGTCGTCCACCATGACACCGCCATTGGTGAGACCGGTCACGGCCTGGTCGTCCTCGGTCTGGCCGAAGCGCACGGCGTAAATGCTGGACGCGTCGGTGGCCGTGCCCTGCGTCTCCGTCTGCGGAAGGATGTCCGCGCCCGCGGCAGTCTGGCCCGGGTCGAGCAGCGGAATGCCGTTGTACGTCGCCACGAGCTTTCCGGTAAGAGCCTCGCGAACCATCTCGTATCCGCCGAGCCGGCGAGCCGCGCTCTTGATCTTCGCGATTACCTGACGGTTGGCGTAGATCGCGCCGTTGGTGCTGTTCAGACCCGGGACGGAGCCCACGAGACCGTCCAGCAGGTCAAAGAACGCGTGCGCGTCGGAGCCACCATTGCCGACGATCGGAGCGCCGTTCGTGCCCGCGGAAATCACCTGCGAGCCGGTCAGCCGCTTACGCAGACCGTCAAAGGACTTGGGGTCGGTGACGGTGTCGCCGTTGAAAAACGTGTCCTGGTACTTATAGGCGGCAGCCTTGACCTTCATTCGAGTCTGAATGGCGCGCTGGTCATTCAGGTTGCCGCGGGTCTGGACGATGAAACGGTCCACGTCCGCGTCACCGCCGAGAATCACGAGGGATTCCGACTTCTGGTTTAGTGTGCCGGTACTCTCGGTGTAGCCCTCGTTCACGCCTCGAAAAGCGACGCCCGGCAGCGTGGCTTCCTCGTTATAGCTGTACGAGTTGCCCTCAATGGGCATGAGCGGAATGCGGTCCAGGATGGACGATTCCTGGACGAAAGTCTCGATGACTCCGCGCTGTAGGTTGGTGGTGCTGAGCTTCGCGGACTCGGCGAGTGAAAGCGCCATGTGCTATCCCCCTGAATTTGGGCATGAAAAAAAGGGACGCACGTTTTGTGTGTCCCTCGGTGTGGGTGGGTGGTGCGGGTTACTCGGCGGTGCTGTACGCGTCCCGCAGCCGATCGAACGGCGTCGCCGGCTCGTCCGCCGGGTCCGTGGTGCCGCGCTGCCCCGAGCCGACGTCACCCCACGGGGCGGGGCTCGATGCGGTCGACTCCGCGGCGAGATAAGGCTTGGTCCGTACGAGCTGGTCCACGGCGGCGGCAATGGCCGCGGTGTCGACGTCGCCGGCCGTACCGGTAAGCGCGTCAAGGTCGACCAGGGCGAGCGCGTCCGCAGGGTCACGGAGCTTGCCCGTTGCCGCCGCGCGAAGTTCGGCGCGGACGAGCTGCCCCATGAAGTCGGCGCGGATCTCGTCGCGGAGCGCGTCAAGGTCGGTACCCCGCTGCGCAGCGTTCGCGCGGCGGAGTCGGGCCGCTTCGGCGTCGGCGTCCGTGGCTCGCTTCTCTGCGGCAGCTCGGGCAGCACGCTCGGCGGTCAGCTCCGCCGCAGAGTCGTTGCCGCCCTCGCCCGGCTTCGTGCCCTCGGGCGGGTTGCCGCTCGGCTTCGGGTCTCCCTCGCTCGTCTTCGGCTCCGGGCCGGTCGGGTTCGGGTTGGGATTCGGGTCGTTCGGCATGGGTCCCTCTCACGTGATGTATCCGTGTTTCCGGAGCATCGCTATTTGGTGCTCTCGGTCATCGCCAGCAAGTTTGAAAATGGTTTCCGGCATTAGCCGGGCTTCCTTGGCGCGCTCGTACCGCCCGCCCCCGGGCACTTTCGCGAACGGTCCGAGGGACTTCCCTCCGATGCCGCGTTTCGTCGTCCCCTCCGTGGTCACCCGCAGCGGGCCCCGGCTCGTGGCAGCCGTCGACAGTCCGCGCCGAGCGTTCACGAGCTGCCCGAGATCGGCCCCGGCCTCCAGTGCCTTGACCCCCGCGGCACCGAGCCGCTTCAGCTGGTCCTCGGGGCTCATCCGGCGAAAGAGTTCTTCCGGGGTGTCGGTCCCGCGCCACTCGGCATCCGTCATCGGTTCCATGCCGCAGTCACACCGGGGGTGCCGACGAAAGCCGGTGCTGTAGCTGTACTGGCGCCCTGAAAGGACGATGCAGCGAGCGCACGCGGGCAACCGGACCACCCGGACGTAGGACACGCACCGGGGCTCGGCAGCCATGGCGACCGACGTAGCGGCACGCGCCGTGTCGGCAACCGTGGTGCTTACGAGCATGGCCATTTGGTTCAACCCGACCAGGGATGCCGCTTCCGCGGACGCTCCGCCGGCTAGAGCTTGAGCCGTGCTGATAGCCGGGACGTAGAGCAGCGTGGAGAGCGGACGAGCGTCCGCGGCGAACCCTGCGAGGGCGCCCGGCTTCAGCAAACCGAGCGGACCGGCTGCCGCACCCTGCGCGAGCATGGAGGCGGTGACGAACGCTTGGGCCCCTGCCGCCGCACTCATCTGCCCGGCGGTCACCGCGGCGAGGATCGCGCGGCCGGTCTCGCCCGACATCGCGGACAGGATCCGGTCCGGGGTCACATCCCGCCACAGAGCTTGTACGGCTTCGACCACGCTGCGCGTGATGCCCTGGACTTCCGTGTACCGGGTCTGTGCGAGCGTCGCGGAGTCCGGCATTACGCGACGTCCGGCAGCTCGTCCGCGGGCCCGTCCTCGCCCTGGTCGTCCTCGGGCGGCTTCGGCCCATACAGCGCGGCCACGTTGCCGCCGAGGATCGCGCCCGCCTGATCGTCGCGCATCCGCTTCCACCGAGCGATCACGTCCGGGGTGACCCCGGGGATTCGCTCCCACAGAGCCTCATCCGGTACGCCAATGCTCTTGAGCTTGACGAGCGCGTCCGAGTACTGGGAGTCCGAGCGGAACTGCGGGTCACGCCAAATCACCGTGCCGAGCGCGAGGGCTTCAGCTCGTCCCCGCTCGCCGGCTGCGAGGGCTTCCAGCCGCATCACTTCGCGCAGCCCTGCGCCGAAGTGCCGTTGTCGCTCGGTCACTTTGGCCACTAGACCGGCTTCCGATGCGGCGAGGGCATCAGCACTCACGTTGATGAGCTGCCCACTTAAGTACGTGGCGGGCGTACGGGTCTGCGCCGCGATGTGCTCGACTGCTTTAGTGATAACCCTTAGGTAGTTGTCGAGATCGGCGGCGGAGAATTCGGCGATCGATGCGCCTTCCTTCTCCAGCCACAGCAGACGGTCCGAGCGGAACTTGTCAATGGGCTCGTCTTCCTCGCCGACGACTTCACCGGACTCGGGGTCGATGATCTCCCGAACGGGACGGTCCATCCCGAGGATTGCCCGAGCGGGCAGCGCGAGACCGTCCGAAGCGGTGAGCAAGTGAGCCCACAAGGTATTGACGGAGTCCTGTAGCGGGAGCACGGTCACCAGCTCGGAGCGCGGCTTTCCGTGCAGCCTGCCTCGGTTGGGGAGTTCCACCAGCGGTACAGCGCCGAGCGGGTTCTTGATGTGCGAGGGCTCACCCCGCGGAAGCCCGACGGTACGACCGGTCCACTCGTGGCTTCGGCCCTTCCGCTGCCACCGATAGACCATGTCCGGAGTGAAGAGGGTGGCAAGCTCGTACTCGCCGTCCCGCCATGCTTTCAGCCCCGCAGCGCGGAGCCGGCGACGACCCGGCACGTACTCAACGATGGCGTTTGCCGCGTGCTCAAAGGTGATCTCGGTGTTCACCCCGTCCGGCTTCCAGACCAGCGCGTACGAGCGGCCCGTGATCAGCGCTTCCAGTAGCGCTAGACCTATCTCTACATCGCACTCGGACTTCCGCCATGCCGTCGCGGCTGTCTGGTCCACCGTGCCGTCTTCCAGCCGGAATCCGAGCGGCATGAGCCGTTCCACCGTCGCGTCCGGGACCGTCGCACACCAGTTATCGGAAAAGTCCTTGAACAGTCCGCCCGTCTGCGCGCTGAACTCGGGCGACGCGAACAGCAGCGGGCGCTTTCCCTCGTACGCGTCGGACCACTTGCGGGTCTCGTTCTTCCGTCGCTCGATCTTCGCGCGGAGCCGGACCGTCATCTGTAGCGGAGTCTCCGCCATCCACACCCCCTAAAACACCGCATTAGTTCCATACTTCACAAACAGGCCAATCGGGGTAGCTGACGACAGCTCAGAAGGCGTCACGCACGACCGAGTTGGGCGATACCGTGTGCCTAGGGGCTGGCACCTAGTCAGTCCTTAAACGAGGAGAGATCCATGAATAACGGTCCCTAATTGCTGACTTAAGGGATGCGGGCGGCCCTCGGCCCCCAAGTCCGTCAGTCAAAACAAGGACGTGATACATGGCCGATATTTAACCCATTAGGAGAAAACGTGAGTATTCAGACTCAGACCCCAACCCCAACCCCAACCAGCACTAAAGTGATGGCTGTGCTTCTTGCCGTCGCTGTCGCACTAGTTGTCGGCCTGGTGGCCGGCATCTGCACGTTTGCGATTAGTGCATCTCTCGCAGCAGCAATGGCTGCCGGAGGTGGTGCGGTCATGCTTACGCTGACCGTCATCACTGCGCTACGAGAAATGTGGCGTAACTTGTAAGAAGCGGCGCCCCGTAACATCCGGTTGCGGGGCCAGCGCTAGGCGCTCGCAGCGCGAGGACGTTTGAGTGGTCGGCGCACGTAGCCGTCAAGTGCCATGACCGCAGCGGCAATCCCGTCGATTCGCGCGGACGACTTTCCGCGGTCCGGCTTCACCGGGCGCATGTTGTCGTTGCCGTCGCGGTACACCTCCACCACGCTCGCGTTCCAGCGGAGCACCGGGTTACCGCCGTGCCGTATTCGGCCCTCGCGCAACAGCCGTTCCAGTTCCTTGCAGCCCGGAGACATGCCTAGGTAGGTCTGCGCGACCGGGACGACGTCGACACCGCGCGTCTTCGCCTCGATGCGTTGGACGAGCTGCCCGGCAAACATCCGGTCGTACGAAATCCGCTGGACGTCCAGCCGGCGGCAGTCCGCCACAATCTGTTTCTCGATGGCGTCATAGTCGATCGCGTCGCCCTCGGTAAGCGTGATCAGTCCCTCGCGGGCCCATTGCCGGATGGGGACCTGTAGCTGTTGCTCTAGCTCGTCGGCCCTCTCCTCGGGCAGCCAGAAACGGGAGATCAACTCCAGCTCGACCCCGGGCACGCGAGATTCAACAGCGAGCACCCATGCCGACAGGTCAGACACCGCGGAGAGGTCCACGCCGCCCCACGCGCGCCGATACCGGAACGACCGATCGTCCACGCTGCCCGCGTTCGCGTCCCACAACGAGAGCGGCAACCACCTCGAAGCGGCCCGCATCCTCCTGTTGAGAGACAGACGACAGAACGTCGCAAAGTAACTCGGTGTACTCCGTGCCTTGTTGGCCTCACGGCGCATGTAAGAGAGCGAGGGTGATGCTCCGAGCCCTGGATTCGCCTTACGCCACGTGCTCTCGGCGAACGGATCGTCCGTCTCATCGGCCGCCCAAATGACGCCGTAGTGGCCAGGGTCCGAGACCACGCCGTCCGCGCAACGGCGCGTGTACGTGTGCTTCTCGTCATAGATGCTGCCCTCGGTGCCCTCATCGGCAGTCGTGATGTAGATGATCAGCGGCTGATCCCGGGCACCGGTACCGGTCTCGATAGCGTCGATGAGGTCACGCCGCTTGTGCACGTGCACCTCATCCACAATCGCGCCGGACACGTTCAAGCCGTGGGCGGTCTCGGCAATCTTCGAGAGGGCCCGGAAGACACCGCCCGTACGCGGCACCCGGATAAGGCCCCGTAGAACCTCCACACGGCCCCGTACGGCCCGCGAAGTGAGCGCCATGCGCTTAGCGTCGTCAAAGACCCGCTCGGCCTGTGGAAGCGAGCCAGCAGCCGCGTACACCTCTGCGCCGATCTCGCGGTCCGCGAGCAACAGCACCAGACCGATGCCACTGCTTAGTGTGGACTTGCCGTTTTTACGCGGAACTTCGATCCACGCCGAGCGGATAACCCGCACCGCACGCCCCAACTCGGGGTCATGCGCGAGCCATCCGAAGACCGGGGCGATAACCCACACGATCTGCCACGGCGAGAGCCGAAGCCGGGAGTTCCCCCACCGCCCCTTCGTGTGCTTGAACGACTGGATAGCGTCCACGGCTCGGCGAGCGGCTGACACATCGAAGTAGGCGCCCGGGGCGTCCGCGGCTTGTGCTGCCACCACCAGGGGCCGCGAGCGGCACGCGTCGGCTATCTCGCCCTCGGAGAGGCCGAGTTCGCGCAGTGCGTCCAGTGGGGCGGGCAGACCGTCAGTCGAATACGTCTCCGTCATCATCCCCACCAAAGTCCGGCGGGGTGATCCGGGTTGCCGACGCGGGCGAAAGCCCAAGCTCACCCACCAGCGAGCGGAAGTGACTCCGGTACTGGTGGGCAATCGTCACCCACGGCGATTTCACGTTCCCGCGCTCTGTCTCGACTACCAGCCCCGTGCGGGAAAGCTCCCGCTCTGCCTGCCAGAGCCGAGCCACCGTTAGGCAGTACTCAATGGCCGTTTCGCGCTGCGAGTCGGTCAAGCCGGCTGCCACCACCAGGGCGGGAATCGTCCGGCGCCACACATCGCGAGCCTTGCCCCGCACGTCCTCGGCGGAGTCGCCCGGCAACAGCTCGTCCCAGTCCGGTTCGATCGGCTCGGCAGGGGCGAAGCGCGCACCCTCGCTGTTGCGGTCCGAGCGGAACGTGCCCTCGCGGACTGCCTGTATATGGGGCTTGGGCTTTTGCCCGGGTACTGCCATGGGGGTTCACCTCCACCGAAACGCTCTGATGAGCCATGCGAGTTTTTTGCCTCCCTGCCGCTCTGGCAGGCGAGGGGACGGGGGTCACCCCCTGGTCAGAACGGCGGACGCTCGTTCGCCTCACGCCGAGACCGAGCCTCAGCAGCGAACCCGCCGGGCTGATTCCGCGCGGTCTCGCGGTTGTGGCACGCCACGCACAGCGGGCGTAGATGCTTCGCCGCATCCGGAGTCGCCTCACCCCTCGCGATCAACTCGCGTCGGGACAAAGGGAAGTGGTCAGCCACGTTCGCCATGCCGCCGCACAACACGCACCACGGGTTCGCGTACAGGTACGCACGCCGGATGCGCTGCCACCGCGTGGTGTAGACCGCACCACCACGTGACGCCCGATCCTTGTCCGCTTCCCTCTGGTGTGCCGCACAGCGCCCGCCACGGGCAGTCAGTTCGGGGCACCCGGGTACCGAGCAAGGGGGGCGGGGTCGTCGGGGCACGGGGTCACCTCCAAAACGGCGGGAAGAATTTATGGACAGGAATTGCAACCCACGTGCGGGATTTTGGAAGCAACATCTAGGAAGAAATGACTAGACCGATTCTGTGGTCTACTAAGGCGCCCAATCGACGAAAGGGAAGCCGTGAAATCCGTGACCGACACCCCCACCGTGCGCCCCGCCCTCGAACTCCGCTTTGGAGGACTGCACTTGACCGTGCAGCGCGTCCCGGGGTGGCTCGTCGCCCTAATCACCACCGTCGGGGGGGCGGCGGGAGCATGGTGGGCACAGCGCTAG